GGGAACACCGTACCTTGGTGGAGCAGGAAGGCGAGGCTCTTCCCTTTCCCGACCACGCGAGGCTTACGGGGCTGTACGTGCCCGCGACGAACGAGCAGACCATGCGTTGGGTAAACGCGCGGGCCCCGTGGGATGGCAAGGCCTTGTTGAATCGATTTGAGGACCTCGAGGATTTTGATCGCGGCGTGCTGCGGGCGCAGCTCGTGCAAGGGCTCCGCGAAGGCCAGGGCATGGCCAAGATAGCGAGGAACGTCCGCAAGGGCGTGGGCATGGTTCAGCATCGGGCAACGACCATCGCGCGCACCGAGATCATGCGAGCGAGCCACGAGGCAAAGGAAGAGACCTTTGCGATGTTCCGGAAGGACGGGACGATCGGTGGCGTGGGGATCACGGCCGCACTCGATGATAGGGTCTGCGAGTTGTGCATGTACTACGACGGCATGGAGTATTTCTACCACAAGGACCCGCCGATCAGCGACATGCCCATGCTGCCTTTGCACCCAAATTGTAGGTGCGCGTCAGTGCCCATAAGCGCACTGTGGGATAAGCTGGGCGTGCCGAAGGGCGAGCGGTGGACCGGCTACCGGGCAGGTCGCGGGGTGAAGGTGCCGGTGGATACGGACTTCAACGGTTGGCTGCGCCGGATGGAGAAAGCACATCCCGGCTACGGCGGGAAGTTATTTACGAGCAAGGGCCGATATGCGGCGTGGATGCAAGGGCAAGATGTGAGGGCCGTCATACGCAGTGACCCCGGCATCTGGAAACGGATGGAGGCCGTGCCGAAATATGGCAGTGCTCGGACACGGTCGCGGCGAAGGCGCAAAGGGCAAAGCGGCGCCGAACCTGCCAAATAGCTGGGCGCTGGAACGATCCTGCTTCTTAAGCCCCCGCAACGCCCCTTTTGGCTCCCCGGAAGTCTGACCGGGCTCCTCCCTGTGTACTTTCGGAAGTCGGTATTCGGAAGGCGGCTGATAAAATACGCGCGAAGAGAGGGGCTTACGCATGCCGTGGACGATGGACGATGTTGCCAGCAAGACGAAGCTCGCCAGCACCGCAGCCCTGAAGCGGCTGTGGGTAAGCGTGGCGAACCAGGAGCTGGCCCGCTGCAAAGGGCCGCAGGAGGAATGCGAGGCCAGGGCGATACGGATTGCCAACGCAGCGGTGAGAAAGGCGGTGAGTGAGAGCATGCCGGATATTACGGAGGCAGGATGGACCACGGCCTACATGAACGATCTGCCCGATGGCAGCTTTGCCTATATCGAGCCTGGCGGCAGCGAGGACGGGCAAGGCAAGACCACGCCGCGCAGCCTGCGGCACTATCCCTTCAAAGACGCGGGCGGTAAAGTCGATCTGCCGCATCTGCGGGCAGCGTTGCGATACGCGGCGCGGGAGATCAAGCGCGGGGGCAGGGGAGCGGGCTTGGCGCAGAAGGCCATGCCGAAACTGAAAGCTGCGGCCAAGGCCGCAGGCGTGGGGCAGTATGCGGAGAGCCTCCAGGTGGTCGAGTTCCGCGAGGAAACTATGGGCCTGGATAACAGCGCGCATGTGGATCGGGAGGCGAGCATGATACGCGACGTGGCGCTGCTGGGCGCTAACAGCAAGAACGACCGCACGTACCTCCCGGACGCGCTGACGCAGGCCGCGCGCCTGCTCGATGGCATAAAGGCATACGCAGATCACCCGCCCGAACACGACATAGACAAAGTGCGTGGCATACGCGAAGGGTTGGGCAAGGTGCAGGCCACGCGGGTTGACGGCAGCAAGGTGCGCGGTGATTTCCATGTAGTGCCACATGCCGGTTGGGTGTTGGATTTGGCTGAACGCATGCCGGAGATGGTGGGGTTCAGCATCAACGGGCGGGGCTACACCTACCAAGACGACGATGGGCACACCATCGTAGAGGCTTTCGAGCGGATACGCAGCGTCGATTTGGTAAGCGAACCCGCAAGCACCAGCAGCTTGTACGAGGGCACGCAGCACGACGACGAGGCAGGCGCGGCGGCACTTACGGTGCGGCTGAAGGGCGTAACGGACGAACAGCTTAGCGAGTACCTGGGCGCACAGCGGCCCACGGTTTTACAGGCTATCCGAGAGGAGGTGAGGAAGGGCATGGGTGCTGACGACACCATCAAAGAGCTGGAAGAAGAAAAGAAAACTCTCGAGGCGAGCAAGACCGACCTCGAGGGGAAGATGAAGGAGAAGGAGGAGGAGCTTGAAACGCTGCGGGCCGCAGAGGCCCGTAGGGAGAAGGAAAGGCTTGTGGCAGAGAAGCTGGAAAAGGCCGAGCTGCCGGATGAGGCCAAGACCGAGGAGTTCACGGAGCAGTTGATGGTCGCGCCCGATGAGGCGGCCATCGACAAGTGGATCGCGGATAGGGTGAAGGTCATGAAGACCAAGGAGGCCACGTCGGCAGGCAGCGGCGAAGGTACTGGAGGCAAGGCTACGGACGAGGAAGTCGAAGAGGCGTTCGCCGGCTAGTGCCGGTGAGCGCGCTTCCCTGAAAGCACTTGAGCGAAACGTAAAGGAGGCATGCAATGGCAGACGTACACAGACACAGGTGGGGTAACATCAACCCCAAGGACATGGCGGTCGCCAGCGCGACGGTCATCGAGATCGGCGATCTGCTCTGGTACGACGTCGCCAACAATCAGGTCAAGAACATGGCCAGTCTGGTCTTTACGGACCTGGCCAACGGGCAACTGCGTTCGCATTTCCTCTTCGCGGGGATTGCGATGAGCGCCAGCGCCAGCCTCGCCACCGCCGACATCAAGGTGGGCACGGCGGGCGTATGGGAGCTTCCGTGCGCGAGCGCGAGCTTCGGCCAGAACGACCTCGTGGGCATCGACGACAACGCCGGGCCGACCGCCTACGTTGACCAGCAGGTCATCGCTGCGGGCGACGAGATGTTGAGCATCGGCCGCGTGGCGGCCGTAGCTGCAACCGTGACCACCGTGCTGGTCGAGATCAACCCGCGCATCGTGCGCGGCGGTTGGGGCAGCGCAGGCGCGATTACCATATCGCAGACCTGTGCCACCGATGGCACGACCACGTACATCATCTTCCCCACGGCAAGCAGCGCCGAGGGCGCGCCGTTCAAGTTCCGCGTGATGGATGCGTGGATTCTCAAGACGCACGCCAACGGCGGCGCGGGCGATAAGCTCGAGCTGCTTAACGTTGCGAACCTGATCGGCGACGTAGACGGCAACATCAACGACAAAGCGGTTGGCCGCATTGACGACATCGACGACGCGTACCACGATGTGGCGGAGAGTACGCTATTCAGCATCAAGTGGACGAAGGCCACGTCTTCGCAGGGGATCGCTTACATCACCATCAAGCCCATAGCGTAAGGCGTGGGCAGAGCCTCTAACAGCGCACCACACTGAAGGAGGTGACAGCATTGAGACCGGCAGCAATCAAGAACCTCATTGAGCGCGTGGGCGCTGTGGAGTGCGGCCGAAGAGTCGCAGAGCTTATAGCCACCGGCAGAGTCAGGTCGGCCGACATCAGCGTGCGCGGACTTTGGGAAGCCACGGTCGGCCCGGTCGGCGAGACGCTCGCCGTTGCCGCGCGCCAGCGAGGCTTCATCAGGCCGTTGCGTGAAGGGGCTGTCGATAGCACGGCGTTCTCCGCCGTGTTCGGGCAGATACTCTTCAGCCGCGTGATGAACGAGTACAGCCAGGATATCTGGGTGTGCGACCAACTGGTCGACACCATCCAGACGACCCAACTGAGCGAGCGGGCCCCTGGGTTCCAACTCCAGGATGAGAACGCCGAAGTGAACGAGGGCATGCCTTATCCCGAAGCTGGCATGGTAGACGAGTACGTCGGCTTCGTGAGCGGGAAAAAGCGCGGAGAAATCCTGTCCATCACCGAGGAAGCGGTGTTCCGCGACAATACAGGCTTCCTGCTCAGAAAGGCCGGCAACATCTCCCACTATCTGCGGCAGCAGAAGGAGCAGCGCATCCTCAACGTGGTAACGGGCACGACCAACGCCTACCGGATCAACGGCACGAACACGGCGCTCTACAGCGCCACGGCCGCAAGCGCAGGCGGGCACGGCAACCTGGTTGCCACAAATGCGCTCGTGGATTGGACGGACGTCGACGCGGTGCTGGCGTTGATAGCCTTGCAGCGCGAGAGCGACATGACCACGCCTGTGGTGGTCATGGTGAGGCAGGTGCTCGTTCCGAAGGCCCTGTTTGCGACGGCAATGCGCGTGCTCGACGCGACCGGCAATTACTACCTGAGCCGCGTCAACGCAGCCGCGGGCACGGCGGATGTCCAGTACGGCATGCCCGGCAAGAATCCCTACGCCGGGCAGTACGCGCTGGTGAGCACGCCGCTGCTTGACGCCCTTAGTACCTCGAGCTGGTACATGATGGACGGGCCGCGGGCGTTCGTGTATCGCCAGCACTGGCCTCTGCAGATGTTCAGGCAGGGCGCCGACAGCGACTTGGCGTTCGAGCGCGACATAGTGGTGCGGTTCAAGATCCGCGAGTGGGGCACGGCCGAGGTCATCGATCACAGGTCGACCTACCAGAGCACGGCATAAAGGACAACCCCGCCAAGCCAAGGATAGGAGCCAGGCATGTATTACCAGGTGCGCATGAGCGGCAACGAGGCGGTCGAAATGCCCGGCCAGCGAGTCGAGCTTCAGACGCCGCTGGAGATGCTGCTTTTCGACATCCTGATGGAGGTGCGGCGGCAGAATAAAGGTCTTTACGCGGCAATGGGCATGCTGGCCAAAGTGGCTCGCGTGCCCTTGCCTGCGGAAGCCAAGGACTTATTGGGACAACGTCATGGCGTACCCGACAGAGGCAGAGCTTCAAACGAAACGGGCGCTGATCGAGACGCAGATAAGTAGCGTGCTGACAGCGGGCTCGAGGACGTACAAGGTGGGCGAAAGGATGGTGGCCCACACGGAGTACCTCGCCGAGCTGCGCAAGCAGCTGGAACTGGTGGATAAGCAGCTCGGCAGCCTGCCTGCGTGGGAAGAGACGCGCTACAACGATCCTGCGGGCCCATAGGAGGGCGTGAGGTGTCGCTTGCCGACCAAGCTGCTACCGACCTGGACATGATGTTCAGCGACTGGGGCGTATCGATCACGTACAAGGCCGCCACCGCTGTTGGCTTCAGTGCCGAGTCGGGCACACACAGCACCACCAGCAGCGATACAGCACTCACGGCGTTGCGGGAAACCATACGGAGCAGCGAGGTCGCGGCGACGGCGGGAGGCATTGCCGTGCGCATCTCCGATCTTCGTTATGGTATCAAGGTGGCCGACCTGGCTGCGGAACCGGAAGCCGACGATCAGATCGTAGACGGCGCCGAGACCTTCCGCGTGCTGGGCCAGCGAAAAAGCGCTGATGAGAACCTATGGTGGGTCTATGCCAGGAGGGTGCCGTAGTGCCCGCGACGATGCAATCAGCGCAGCAGATACTGCGGACGAGCACGCTACAAGGCCAGCGGCAGGGTGCCCGCATGTTCACCATCCATTGGGAGACCGAACGCGCCAACGCCGAACTGGCAAAGTTCTTCAGCATGTATCGGAAGAATCTATCGAAGGCGCTGAAGATGGTCGCCGCGCTGGTTATGGAGGGCCTGATAAAGTTCACGCCCGTCGACACCGGTAGGGCTAGGGCGGGCTGGTACATACCCGCCAGCAAGCTATCGCCTGCTGCGGCTGCCACAGCCGCCACCCACCCAAAGCCGGAAGGGGCGGAGGGTTTGCCGAAGGGCGCGATCAAGATGCACCTGCAGGGCAGCGAACAGTACATCGAGATGAGCAACCTGGTGGATTACATCATCATGCTGGAATTCAACTGGAGCGAGCAGACGCATGGGCAAGGCATTCTGCGCCACGCGATGCACGATGGACGGCGGCATTTACGGAGGCATCTGCGTAATGTGCTGACCGGCCGCGAAGAGATGATGAGGCTCTAATGATTGCCGAGGATGTGCACCAGGCGGTGATGAAGCACCTGCAAGACAATTGGACTGAATGTACGGTGCAATATCCTGCCGTGCCTTTCAGCAGCACCGGGCTTACAGAATGGATCAAGCCCGTGGTGCAGGCGGCGGGCAGGCCGTGCCGTGAGGGCGAGCAGGATCGCCTCGTTGCGTTGGTGGTCTACATAATGCACGCCACGAGCGACGGCAACGCCTACAGGGTGCAGCAGCTGGCGGACGCTCTGGGCGCCGAGTTCGGGCAGAAGAGTATCGCAACCAGCGCGGGCCGCACCATACGTTTCAAGGAAGGGCAATTTGCATATTTTCCGCAACCCGCGGTCGCAAGCGCGATGTCGGGACCTGGTGGTGCAGGCCCTGGCGACGTGGAGCGCGACGGCGGCGCGGTGCGATTCGAAGGCATGGTAATCGAGGCAACCTAAGGAGAAATGACGATGGGATAGCAGCCGGAGGCGTCGCGGCCTGATCAGCCGCGATTCGTCACGAGCAGATTTGGGCACCTGACTGCATGCAGGCGGTCAGGTGCCTTTTTTTGTGTCTGCGCCTCCGGCTGCTCACCCATCAAGGAAGAGGAGGTGATTTTCTGTGAGCGTAACCAAGAACCTGCGCGATGGCACCCTTGTCCTGCAGGACAGCGGCGCCGCGAATAGCATCACACTGGCGTGCGAAGCAGGGGACCTGCGATTCGCCGAATCGAACGCCGTAATCAACGTGTTGGATCGCGGCGATTTGAGCCACATGCGCCAGGGCGACGAGGTGCCCGTAGCACTGAGTTGGACGTTGAAGTTCATCGAGCTCATAAGCAGCGATACGGGAATCCCCACCGCCTACGAGGCCATCAAGAATATCCAGGCGGCCTCCGGCTGGACGAGCACCAACACGGATGGCGGGGATGTGTTCACTCTGGACATGGTATTCACCATCGCCACGCCGACAGCGGGCGAAACGGCAGAGATCATCACGTTCGCAAACGCGCATGGTGCGATGGAGTTCGCCGAGGGCGACGAATACAACACGCTGGCCTTCACCGGTCAAGCGTTCATCGTTGCGCCGGAGGTCAGCAAGACCTAAAGGAGGGCAGCTATGCAGAAGAGAATTGCATGCCCTTGCGGCGCGCGTGTGCGGTGGGCCTTCTTTCGGCGCACCATAGCCGAGGACGTCGTAGCGGCAAACCTGGAGGCCGTAGAGGCCGAAGTGGTCGCCAGCTGCCCGACCTGCAGCAGGCCACAGGCGACCGAAGCCGCAAATGGCCCTGTGGCGCGCGAGGGCGAAACCGCGCCCAACCCACAACACGGTGCCCCAAAGGCCCAGGACGGCGAAGCTGGGCCTACCCAGGGCCCTAATAAGCGGGGTACGCCCACAAAGCGGAAAGGCCCACGTAGGACCAAACGCAAAGACAGCCGCCATGCGGCGAAGTAGGAAAGGATGAGGATATGAAAATCGAAGGGCTTACGCCGAACCAGATCGGCGACGAGGGCGAGGTCACACTGCCGCGCAGGAAAGGGGACGACATAACCCTGCGCCTGCGCGGCGTGCCAATGGGCTTTGACGAGAAGCTGGATTTCGGGCCGCCACCACAAGCGCCGATGCGCGGATTTGCGCAGGATGCCAAAGGCAAGCTGCTGCGCGATCCCGACACCACCAAGCCCGTGCCGGTGCGCGATGAGGCCGACGCGGCATACGTCAAGGCCATGCGCTTACGCAACCGCCTCAGCACGATGGCACTGGTGCACTTTGCTTTGGGTGCCGACGACCGCGTAAGCTGGGATACGAAACGCGAGGACTGCAGCACTGACGCGGAGTTCTACGGCAAGCTGCACGCGGAGTTCCTGGCCATGGGCTTTGCCGTTGGGGATTACGGGCTTATCGTTGACGAGGTGCTGCGGCTGTCCAACATTGGCCAAGATCAGATCGACCAGACCAAGGAGGCTTTTACGCGCGCGGCAGCACTGGCCTAGCGCCACAACTGCCGCCCGATACTGGCCGCACGCAGCTGTACCTGATCTACTCAGCATGTGAGCGATTCGGCATGCAGGTGGAAACCTTCTACGGGCTGACGCGCCGCCAGCAGTTGCGATACCTGGCGTTTGAGCTAATACGCCAGGCGGAAAGCATACCACCGGCCAAAGGGATGACATGATTCTCGAACGCCTAGTTGCACGAATCGAAGGTCAGAGCGGCCAGTTTGATCGCACCATGAGCAACATCGAGGGGCGGCAGCGCGCCATGACGCAGCGCACCAGCGGCATGTGGCGGATGTTCGGGATGGCTGCGGCAGCCGCAGTGATTGCGGCAAGTGTCGCCGTCACCAGCATGGCGGTTCAGTTCGATCAGTCCATGCGCCAGGTGTGGACGCTCGTTGACGTTACCGAAGCGGAATTCCAAAGCCTGAAAGAGGGCGTGCTTGACGTCCACGCGGCGATAGGCGAAAGCCAAACGGTTACGTCGCGGGCGTTGTATCAGGCTGTATCAGGCGGCGTTGCCCTAGGGGAGGCGCTCGAGTTTGTCGAGACGGCGGGGCGGGCTGCGATCGCAGGCGCTACCGACATCTTCAGCATGACCAGCTTGTTGGTCGGCATCACGAACGCCTACGCTGGCTCACAAATAACCGCCGAACACGCAAGCGACGTCTTGTTCACCACCATCAAGTACGGCGTTACGACAGCAGAGGAATTGGGGGGCTCCCTTGGCCGCGTGTTGGGGATCGCCTCGGCGGCGGGGATCGCTTTTGAGGACCTGGCTGCCGGGGTTGCAACCGCCACCAAATTCATGGGCCAGACCGATCTTGTCGTAACCGGGTTGCGCGCCCTCATCATGGGCATCCTCACGCCGACTGACAAAGTTGCGGCGGCGGCTGAAAAACTCGGGTTGAATTGGAGCGCGGCAGCACTGCGAGCCTATGGGCTGCAGGGAATGTTGGTAAAGCTCATCGAGGCCACGGGCGGCAACGCCGAAGCAATCGCCAAGATCGTACCTGAAGCGCGGGCGCTGGCGGTGGCGGCTGGATTTACCGCAGAAAATCTCGAGGATTACGCAACGTACATGGCGGAGGCGGCGGAGAAGACCGGGCAGACCACGGAAGCGCTGAAAAAGATGACGGGGGCATGGCAAAGGTGGAAGAGGATCTTCGCCGGGGCGAAGAAAGATTTAATTAGCGGGGCAGAGGGCTTTGTTGGGCTGGCAGATGGAATCAGCAAGGCGCTACTCAAGATGCAAGCGTTCGAGCAAGTAAGAGAAACGGCGCTGGCAGGTAGGCTCGCGGAGGCGCTTCCAAAGATCATCGAACGCTACGTCGATGAGGGAACAATGGAGCTTGAGGAACTCCAGCGCAGGATCGAAGGGATGCAGCGCGGCCTAAGAGGATTTTGGGGCGACCCCGCGGTAAAGGCTGGCCGAATAGAACTCATTGCGCTGGAGGAACAATACGCTGCAGCGATAACAGACATCGAAGAGCGCATTACTAAAGCGAAAGAAGAAGAGGCGCGCGAGCACAGTGAACTGTACAAGCAGGAGGAGAAGGACAGAGTGGACGCCGCGTTCGCCGCCAAGTTGGAACTCAAAGCGTCGGCAAAGGAATATCTCGCCTACATGGAAGGTGCCTTCCGCGACGAATCGGAAGCGTTACAGGACGAGCTAGATCGCCGCGTCACGATGCACAAGAAATATGCGCAGGGAATCGAGCGCCTGCAGGAAAAACTTCGCGCGGATCAGTTGGGCGGGGCCGAGCTGCTGTTCAGGTTGGAGCTTGATCACGAGCAGAGCACCCTCGAGAAAATAGGGATGCTGCGGGCCAGAGCGGGCGAGATGGAAAGCAAGGCCAACAAGGCGTTGCTGGAGGGGGAGTTCAAAGACGCGCGGGAGTACGCGGATAAGCGGCTGCGCCTGCTTGAAGAGATCGCGCGGAAAGTCATGACTGAGGGGAAGGCCGCCACGGGCATGGGATTCGCCGCGCCCTTAGCCGAGATAGAGGCCAAGCGCACCAAGGCCTTGCAGGAAAGGGATTTTGCGGGGGCCAAGGAATATGCGAATAAGCGGAAGCAGCTGCTTGCTCAGATCGCGCGGGAAGCAATCACTGAGGGCGAGGCCGTCACGGGCATGACCTTTGAGGCCGCCAAGGCCGCTGTGGAGCAGGGCATTGCATTCCAGCGGCAGATGACTGAAAGCAGCATCCGGCATTTCGAGACGCTGGCAGCCGGAGCCTTAACCAGCATCGAACAGCTTGAGGCAAAGCTTCACAACCTATTCGCCGCCGCGCGCGCAGAATTGGTCATCAACCTTGATGCGTCCGCGGGGATAGAGAATATCGAAGAGCTCACCAACGCGCTGCAGCAGGCCATCGACCGGGTGGCTGAGTTGGATCGCAAGTTGGGCCAGGCGCAGAAGAAACGCGCTGCACCGGAGGAGGCTTTTCAACATGGTGGCTGGGTCGGTGGCACAGGCGGCGTGGACAGAATTCCAGCGCTGCTTACCGCGGGCGAGTTCGTCGTGCAGCCGAGAGCTGCAGCGCGGCATGCGCAGCTCCTTGATGCCATGAACCGTGGAATTGTTACGCCTGGCCAAGGTGCTGCGGTTGCGGCAGGAAACACATACACCACAGGCCCTATCGAGCTGCACTTCCACAACCCCGTGACGCGCGAGGCGGTGCGCGACGTGGTGATACCGGAACTTGAGGCGGCGGCGCGGCGCGGGCTGCTTACGCCGACGCTGGGAGGCCGAGGATGAGCGTGCGGTTTCAATTGGGCGGTGTTGATTGCTACCTTCAAAATCCTGATCCCTCCAATACCGTCGACCAGAGGCGCATGCAAGTTATCCGCCAATCTGCCAGTGGTTCATATTACGCCTACGATAAGGGTGTAAAGACGCAGGTGTGGGTACTCCGCTGGAGCGGCCTGCGCGAGAGCGAAAAAACTGATTTGGAAAGCTTCTTCTGGAGCACGGTGAGGGGCGGCCAGTACGGATTTTGGTTCACGGATTGGAGAGGGACTGTTTGGCGGGTGCGCTTCTTGCAGACGTCCATCGTCTTTACGGAAGTGGCTGATGCGCGTGTGGGCGCGGCGACAACTTTTACAAGCGGCGGGGTGAGCTATCCGACGACAACGCGGGAAAAGGGCGTGTGGAGCACGGAAATTACATTGTTCATTTCCTACGCGGCATAGGGGCATGGGCGCCCAGGAGCAGGCTCTAGGGAGCGCACCGTGAAAACACTATCGGCGGACATGCTGAAGGCACGGAGGCGGCTTTACGCAAGGCCCTATAACATCGTGAAGTTTGAATGGGGCGGCAGCGTCGGGGATAAGTGGTACAGCGACAGGGCCAGCGGCAGCGGCAACGGCAGCAGCATCAGCAACCTCGCTGACCGGGTCGTTGATTGGGGGACGTACAGGCTGCCGCAGGCCGAGGGGCGTAGAGCGGCGGCTATTGCGGACATCACAATCACCCTGCGCGACGAGGACGGCGTGATCCGCAGCATCCTGCAATGGAGAGGCCATCAACGAATCCCGGCCACGGTGTATCAGTGCTTCGTCGATACCGGCGTGGAGACCGTCACCCTCGTGGACGGCGTGGCTGTTGCGCCTTTCCAGTGGCGCGAGACTGATGCAACCGTTGCCATTGACATTACGGAGCGGGCTCATCAGTTCAACCAGGTTATCGGCACCATGGTCACCAAGGACGACTGGCCGTATCTGGATGCCGATCAGTCCGCCATGTTGCCCATAGTATTCGGGCGGGTGCATCGGCGGAAAGCCTTCCTGCTCGAGGGCACGGTGGAGACCTCTTTGGCCGCGCCCCTTCGCATGGACGAGGAAGATCTCTTTGTAAATGACAGCGAAGATTTCCCCCAATACACGGCTATTAACCTATGGCTCGATGGTGAAAGTATTCGAGGCCGGTTCAAGGGCGGGAACCAGTTCTACACTGATGCGCGCGGCGACAATTCATACTCGGGACGCCTCACTGACGACAGCGATCATCTGCTGGAATTACGGTGCACGACACTACCCCCACCGATAAGCCAGTACATAGGCTTATCCATCAGAATTTCTTTTGTGGACTTCCAGGGCTCTCACGGGATCGAACGCCAAATTATCGGCACCGATCCCGATATATCGGCTCTGTACATAAACCAGGTTATCCTGGCGTCCAGCATTTGGGGGCCATACTTTTGGTTTCCCCAACGCGGTGCGTCGTTTGAGATTGACGGCGAAGTGCGTGAGCATGCGAAGGGCACGCGCGTACTGCTCAAACGTGATCGATATACCTGGGTGCTCAACGACCAGCCCAGCAAAAACATAATCGCCGTCGAGGGCTCGATTGCGGGCGTAGCGAAAAACGTCCCCACACGTGCGATCCAAGAGGGGTATTTCGCAAGGACTAAGCCTGTCGTCGAGCTCGTGCCTACAGGAAGTTACGCCGCAATCGAGCCAGCCCGATACACCGTTAAGCTCAATGCTGCGGACACCATTCCCGGCAGGGTTCTCACCGTGATTAGGATGACGGTTCTCCCCACGATGATTGGGCCGGATTTTGCTTTCAGGTCTGACGATCTGTACGTGACATTCAATGGGGCCTATGATGCGGGCGGCGCTACGATCAAGAGCCCGCCTGATGTTATCCGCCAGTTGGGGTACAGATACCTCGGCATGGTGGCGGGCGATTTTGATCAGCCGAGTTTCGAGGCCGCGAAGAACCAGCTTACGTGGTGCCACTTCGGGTTCATGCTGCAGGAGCAATATCAGGGCCTTGATCTGTTCGCCGATCTGGCCATGCAGGCAAGATGTATGCTCACCTGGGAGGGCGGGATAGCCAGGCTTCAATATCTTCGAGAGGGGCCTTTCGGGCCACCGTATGCGGGGGCGTTGACTGACGCTGAGCGCGAAGCATGGAGCATGGAGGTATACCATGAAACGCCAGAGAATGTCGTCACCGAAGTTCTAGCCGAATACACGCGCAAGGGCAGAAAGACACACTACGTGACGCAGAGCGCAGGCGCAATGGCCGCGTATGGCCGCCGAGTGTTGTCGTTGAACCTGTGGGCGCACAACCAGGTGCAGACCGTCAGGCCCGTGGCCGAGTTCTGGTTAGAGCGCCTATGCCATGCTCATGAAAGGGTGCGGGCCAGCACTTTTCTCCGCTTGCTCGAAATCGAGAGGGGAGACGCGTTGGCTGTTTCCGTAGACGATGTGGCGATAAGCCCCGCGGAGGTTATGAGCCTATCCCACCATCTCGGAAACGCCCCACAGGATCGCATGGACAACATGACGTTTGATTTGCGATTGCCACGTTGGGGCGGATGCGAAAGCACATGCGAAATGCCCTGCGAAGTCGACACGGAAGTAATGGCCACGCCTGGCCCACACGCGGGCAAGGCCGGATGCGAATTGGGCTGCACCTATCATTGCCAATCAACTTGCGAGGAAGCGTGCGAACTGACGTGCGTGTCGGGCTACGAACTGCTGATGGTGAGGGATAAGGAAGAGTGGCTGGCAGGATGTGTGGCTTCCTGTCAGGTTGATTGTACGACCGCGTGCGCTACGGCTTGCCAGGTTAGCTGCGAAAGCAGATGTGAAACTGGCTGCGAAGTGTATTGCGAAACCACCTGCGAATCAGGTTGCGAGATTTATTGCGAAAGTGGATGCGAGACGGAATGCGAAAGTGCCTGCGAAACGGCGTGCCAGGTTATGTGTGAAAGCGAGTGCGAATCCGGGTGCGAAATGGGATGCGAGTCGGGCTGCGAAACGGAATGCGAATCCGGGTGCGAAACAGGGTGCGAGCTGGGCTGTGAGGTCTACTGTCAGACGGGCTGCGAATCAAGTTGCGAAGTCGGCTGCGAATCCGATTGCGAAACCGGGTGCGAGGCGATGTGCCAGAGCACTTGCGAGACTGGCTGCGAAACCAGTTGTGAAACTGGATGCGAAACCAGCTGCGAGACGGGCTGCGAGGTTACCTGTGAGACGGGGTGTGAAACCAGCTGCGAAACTGGCTGCGAAGTAACTTGTGAAACCGGATGCGAGGTCACGTGTGAAACGGGGTGCGAAGTGGGCTGCGAGACCGGGTGCCAGGTCAGTTGCGAAGTTTCCTGCACGGCTGGCGGCGTAGAATGTTGCGAGCTGCCGTGCTGGTGTCACTCCGACCCAGGAGGCCTCGGCTCTCCGTACCTTGAGGCTTGCAAGATGTGGAACTGGTGTCCGCCATGGACTACGGGGAACTGCACGTACATCGGCTACTCCGAGTGCATCACTGTGACGTGCAATAATTACGGCCCGCTGCCGTGGGAATACTGGTACGAATCCAATAACTGTGTGACGTAAAGGAGCAAGCGATGGCTGCGGGCGTCCCAGCAGATGTGCGAGAACTTTTCAGGCAATGCCCATTCCGCGAAGTTCGGATGATAGTATTGGAAGGCAGTATCTCGCCGAGGCCGGGTGAAGTTTCCAAGTGCTTTGCCATCGATACGGTATTGGGGTTCCCCGCTGGCTCTGTCGGCGTCCATGAGAGTACGTGTGCGGTTTGCGTATCAACCGGGCAGCCGGGCTCCCTCGACAACGCGGCATTCAAAGCGGATGTAGACAGCGCCGCCACAGCTAGGATCGGCTCCGGTGCGTGCCCTCAAGGAGTCGACCGCGACATCGTTATAGCCAAGGCCCTGGTGGCGGGCACGGATAAGGAGCGCCTGCGCCTAGCGCTTATTCGTGGGGTAAAGACGGCTGAGAAAGCGAAGGCCCTAGGTAGAACGCCCCCGAACCCATTGACGGAGGAGGAGGCCATGCGCTTGGCTGTGGATCATGATTTACTAAGTGAGGTTGCGCGATGAGCGTTACGGATGATTTTGCAAGGGAGTTGCGGCTTGCGGCCAAGATCGGGCGCGCGTCGGGTAACGTGTCCGCAGTGCCGGAAGAAGTACGCAAGCGACGCGAGGAAGCCTGCCGCGAGTGCTCCGCAACCGAAATAGTGGATGGACGACCGCGCTGCTCCTATTGCGGCTGTGATGTGGAAGCGCGACTGTACAAGGCCGATGCGGTTTGCGCGAAGAACTTATGGCCTGCGCTGACCGAGGAGATGCTGGGGCTGCAGAATTCAGAAAAGGAAATGCCGATGGGATAGCAGCCGGAGGCGTCGCGGCCTGATCAGCCGCGGTTCGCCGAGGACGGACTAAAGCACCTGACTGCATGCAGGCGGCCAGGTGCTTTTTTTGTCTGCGCCTCCGGCTGCTGACCCATCAAGGAGTAGGACTAATATGTTCAGAGTGCTCAATGCCAACATCACGCCGCGCGTGCGCATGCTACGTGGCCAAGCGGAGCCGCAGGTACATTTCTTCGTAGTGAAAGATGACCACTTTGCTTACGACGCCAACAGCATGGCCCTGGTGCATTTGGAGCCAGCGTTGTGGAAGACGCTGCGCGACGACCCTGGTGCGGCCAAGAAGTTCGGCGGCATGCTGTGGTGCCGCGACAAACCGCAGTTTGATGCGTACCTTCCCAGGGTGCGGGCGCTGGTGCTCAACGTGACGCACAAGTGCAACCTGGCCTGCAGGTATTGCTTCGTGCGGAACGTGGACGACTACCAGGCCGATGCCCTCCCAGACATGAGTTATGAGACGGCCATCGAAGCGATCAACCATGTATTCCCGCCTGACAGCAACGCGCCTTTGGACGTCGGGTTCTTTGGCGGTGAACCGTTCGTCAATTGGCGGACGATGGCGCGGGTAGTGGACTGGGTCGAAAGCGAGGCTGGGGAACGGGGGCATGGCAAGAAGCTGCACGTAACGACCAATGCCACGCTGATTGACGACGAGAAAGCACAGTGGCTGAAGGGCCACGATTTCAACCTGGTGCTGAGCCTGGACGGCGACGAAGTCACACACAACGCCATGCGGCCTGCGCGTAATCCGCAGACCAATAGCTGGCTGGCCACCATGAACGGGTTGGAGCGCCTGGCAGCCGCTGGCCTGGGGCCGCGGATAACGCTGCGCAGCACGTTTACCGCCGAGGGTGTTGACCTGGTGGAACGCCTGCATGACCTGAACAGTTTGGTGTGGCGGGGCATGGCTGGTGCGGTGGCTATCGAGCCTGCGTGCCTGTCGGAGTTCAGCTGCGTGGATCAAAACGTGGCGAAGGAGTTGGCGTTTGATCCCGACAGAATCCTGGCGCAGTTCCAGTATCAGTACGAACGCGCGGCGGACTGGTACATCGAGCAGATCAACGACGGCCGCAGGCCGCACTTCCACCACTTCGATACCTTCATTCGGCGGCTGTTATGGTGCGAACACAACCCCTCGGAATGCGGCGCGGGGAAGGGCTATTTGGCCGTCAATCCAAAGGGCGAGCTGTTTGCGTGCCATCGTGAAACGCGGTCGCGCATCGGGGCGCTGCCGGGCGGCGTAGACGAGCACCTGCGGACAGCGTGGATGGACAACCGCATCTATGCCCGCACCGGCTGCATGGAATGCCATTGGCGGCACGTGTGCGGCGGCGGGTGCCGCGTGAACAGTTTGGCGCACGGGCTGACCATCCACGAACCAGCGCCGGAAGATTGTATCTTCAAACGACTGTGGATGGAGCACGCAGCCTATATCATCGCTCATGTGGACAACAGCAAGCTGCAGGAGCTTTATCGGCCACGTGGGGAGCAGCGGAAGCGCCGACCGCAGCAACAGAGGCGACCGCGGCACGGGCCTATGCGCGGACCACTACCGACACGCCAGCCAGGCCAAACACGCAGGGAAGGGAACAGCAATGCCAGAAGCGGAGAACACAGCGGCGCGCGGCGAACGTAGGTACACCAACGGGCGGCGCGGCACGGACTTGATTACACTAGGCTGGCTGCAGGAAGACGCGCGCCTCAAGGGCGACCTGACGCGGGCGGTGAAGGACATGGGGCGGCGGCTGGAACGTATGGAGCCGATTATCACCGAGGCGACCACAGCGATTGCCACGCACAGCACCATATTGGAGGCCTATGCGAACGCCCAGATCCTCGAGGGCGTGCAGGACTTGCGCACCTGGCGCAAGCTGGTGAGCAGCATCTTTGTCGGCTTGTGGGGCTTCGGCGCGCTCATAGGTGTAGGCGCGGTGGTGCATCGCCTTACCACGGGGCATTGGATCGGCCAATGAACATTCGAGTGTTACGCGAAGCGGGAGGCCTGGGCGATCTGGTGCGCCTGTTCCCCGTGATCGCTGGCCTGAAGGCCAAGTACCCCGGCAGCGAACTGCACTTCTTTTGCCTCGGCCACTACCAGGAGCTGGTGATGCACGGGCATTGCCCTGGCGTAGATGCGTACATAAGCGTGGCGCACCACCTGCGGCGGCAGCGCATGTCGCCGATAGACGAGAAGAAGCACAGATATCTCCGCACGGGGGTGAAGTACGATCTGGACGTCGATATGTATTGCCCCGCCTTCGTGCACGAACGCGAAACGCAAGGGGCGGTCACGCGGGAGCGCACGGAGCTATGGTGCGCGGCTGTGGGCGTACCCGTGGGCCGCCCTGTTTTTCACCTGGCGGAGGAGGAGCGCGCGTGGGCGCAGGCATGGCGCACGAAGGCGCTGCAGCCGCTGTGCCCCGACGTCGATACGTCCGCCCCAGGCAGGATCGTTGCCCTGCAGCCGCACAGCACTACCACGCAGCGCAACTGGGCAGCGCGGAGCTGGCAGGAGTTGGCCATGATGTTTATGCAGGAAGGGTATGCGGTGGTGATGCTGGACTGCTGCAGCGGCAGATTTCGGGGCTGGCCCTCAACCCTCCAGGAAGTGAATCGCCCATTTGGCCAATTGGCTGCGCTGCTGAGCGTGTGCGGCCTGGCCATCACGCCCGACAGCGGGATTTACCATCTGGCCGGTGCGGTGGGCACGCCAGCCCTGGGCATATTTGGCAACACAAATGGCGAAATCATCAGCCGCATTTGGAGGCCCACGGGCTACTACATAAGCAAGGCCGAGGCCGACCTGGATCGCGACTTACTGCCCGCGGATTGCAAGCCGCCCTGTTATGGCTTCCGGGATCGCGGGGCCGCAATAGAATGCCGGAAGAACGGATGTGGAGCAGCCCATCAGATCACTGTGGAGGAAGTACATGCCAAGGCACACGAAATCATCGCGGAGCATTGGCCCAATAGGCGCGACGGTGGATTGCCCGCCGAAGGTGGGGCCGGAGTACTGCGATCAGGCGTACTGGCAGGACGCCACTAAGTCGGGGTATCGCAGCTACAACGGCACCTGGCCGCTGCACCAGTACATCGGGCACATGCTCGCTCTAACCCTGGGGCCTTGGCCGAAGGGCAGCCGCGTGCTGGATGTCGGCGGGGCCTTCGGATACCACATGGATTGGTTGGAGAAGTACGCCCCGTGCGAGGGCTACGTGGTGGACGGCAGCATGTACGCCATCACCCACTGCGTGCCGCACTTGGCAAATCGCACGTACCATCGGGACCTCGGCGCCAACCCCTTGCCTTTCCCTGACGAGCATTTTCATCGAGTGGTCTCTATCGAAACGCTCGAGCACATTAGCATACGGGAGGTGGCCTTTGCCCTGCGGGAGATCCGGCGCGTGCTCGAGCCAGGCGGACTGCTGTACGCCAGCATTGCGATTGGCGAGGCCTACGATCCCGACTTCATAGACGATACGCACCAGACCATGCGCCTACGCGCCTGGTGGGAATGCATGTTTGACCACGTGGGCCTGGTGCCGCGGCCCGATGTTGCCGAGCGGGTAAGGGCAACGGTTGTGCCCTCTGCCGGCGGCGCGTATCGGGGCGGATACCTGGCGCGCGAAATGCATTGGGAAATTTTCTGCTACCAGAAGAAAGGAGCGTGCCAATGGAATGGTGGCGCAACGTCCTGATTGGGCTTGCCGCCGTAGGGGTCACCACTGCTGTAATTGGGGTGATATGCAAGAAGGCGTTTGCCCTGGGCTGGGCTACGGCTGGCATCATCTGCAGCAAGGTCAGCACGCCCGTGGCTACCTTCTTCGGCAAGCGATGGCTGGAGCCGTTCTTCAGGAATTTCCTGGATGGTTATAGGGCGCGGATCGCCGCGCAGCCAGGGATAGTACCCGAACCGGAGGGCGAAACCCACAGCGGCCTGACGGGGCAGGAGCAACGTAGACGTCTGTGGGACAGACGAGGTGTAAGGAGGAAGCCATGAAGAGGTTACTGGTCGCTTTGATGATGGCCGCCGTTCTCGCGTTGCCATTCGGCACGGCGGCGCAGGCGGTGGACGACAACCCGTTCAACTTGAGCTTCGAGTTGAGCGAGAATGTCACCCTGGACGTTGGGTTCAACGAGGTTACTCCCGTGCTCTTCATCAACACGGAGACCTCGGAAGACTCGGAGATATCGTTGGGCGTCCTCGTTGATGTTATCACATTGGACATTCAGGAAAGCGGCGATGAGCCTGTTCTGATTGGTCTATTGAAAGAGACGGACCCTGCCCTCGGTGTCGCGACGTACCACGACGCAGGAGGTGACACGCGCGCTGGGATTGCGGCTACGGCGAAGTTCTCTCGGCCTCTCCAGTGGGGTTTCAGAACCTTCGCCGGCCTTATTGTAGATGAAGGTCCGGCAGATACTTTCGGAGAGATGTTCGAGGCGCGGGCTGGCTTGGCATATACGTGGGAGGTGGACACCGAGGAATGGTCGCTGCGCGATGGGCGACTGGATGCGGTGTTCTCCATCGGCATGGTGATTAACTTCCCGGTCCGGCAGACGAATCCTGAGAGTGCGGTTGACTGACTCGTGTTACAGCGGGGCACGTGTCCTCGCGGGCGGCGGCTATGCTGCTTCACACCCGGCTGGCCGCCGCCCCTCCTGGGCTGGATCGTGCGGCGGGGCTAATAGGTCAACGGAATTCAAAATGCTCGAGCGCCCAATGCTTGCCGTCCTCGTGATGCCTGCCGTACTTCTGCATTGTGCATGTGTACTGGGTCCTGATCATGACACCGAAACTGTTCTGTGAGTCGACATAGGATTCCACGCGCCATTTCCCGTTATTCAAATCCGTCACGGTGGCCTTAGAAATCGGGGGGAACTTTGCCGAAGCTGGTGCCTTGAGGCGGTCCTTCACGAACTCTTCTGCCATGATCGGCGCAGATATCTCACTGCCCCAAGTTTCACTTAGCTCGTATCGCACGTACATCACGACCATGAAGAATAGCACCAGGCCAAGAACAATCGCGATCCCAATGGCCCATTTCTGTTTCCCTGTCAATCTTTTTTTTGGCGGGATTCTCCCCTCCAAAATCTCCCTGGTGCCTGCAGGAACGTCAATGCTGCTTTCGCAGCGCGGGCACAGGGCCTTTTGCCCAGCGACGCACGCTGGGGCGCGTAGCTCCTGCCCGCACTGAGGGCAGATAACAGTGATCTTCTCTGCGTCATTTCCCATTCGTCAGTTCCTCCAAATTGGCCACGGTTTTCCGAATCAACCGCCACGCAGAAGCGCACACCTTCCCGATGCCAAGCACCACGCACCACGCGGCCAGGCCAACCACGCGCATGGGAAGGGGAACGTGATTCATACCCATCCGAGGGTCGTCATCGAGCACCTCCCTCCTTTTTTTCGAGTAGATCCTTTTGTCGTAAGTACGCCAACGACGCCATCTTGGGCCACCGCGCTCCGCCTGTCAAGCCTCTGTATCAAATTTCTTAACAATTTTCCCTTGACACGTGGCGGGGCCATCATGTATCTTCTCGATATGGAGGTGCTGAAATGGACATCGTGTTCGATTTTGATCGATTCGACGAGCTGATGATGGCGAGGGGCTGGATGATCGCAGATCTTATGAAGGCCATTATTCGCAATGGGGACGATATAACCGACGCTTCGATACGGGGTTGGGCGGCACGGCGCAGTTCGCCGAAATTATCGAACATCCGGCTATTGGCGAATGTGTTCGGGGTCGAAATCCAGGAACTCATAATCAGCGCGGCTAACGTGGAAGATGCCGCCAAATCGGAAGATGCAGGCGAAACGGCGAATGGCACAGCGCCAGCCGCCAATGCAACATAAGATATATTATGAATGAAACGAAATGACCGAGAACGCAGGAAAGATCACGGTTTTAGCGTTGCCCGCCCCCAACGGACGAATTCGGGGCACAGGGCGGTTCTCATCCCCCATTTGCAGATCCTCCCCGCCGCCCTGTGTCCTCCCCCAATACGCGAGAACGACGGGAGGGTTTGCAGAAATGCGGCTGACCGACCAGGACAAGAAGGACATCGCACGCGGGCGGGCCGTGCTGGTGCTCATGCGGTGGCACGGTCGCGTCCACACGAGCGAGATCGCGAGGGCTGTGAAGGATTACAAATTTGCGGTGAAGAAAGCCAGAAAGGAGAGGGGGTGATTTTCATGGATCAGGAGACAGCGGACCTCATGGATCGCGAGGACTTGATTGATGGCGTGGGCTTCGCGGACGAAGGCGGGCGGTCGGCGCTGCGGGCGGCGACTCGAGACAACCCACGTAATCGGCCGTGCCCGAACTGCGGCGAGAAGAACGTGCTCACGCCCATCGACGTGCGGCGCGGATACCAGTGCGACCGTTGCGCGGACGCGCTGGAGATGGGGTACTGATGCGGAAGCTCGGACCTGAACAACAGTTGAGGAGGGCGATAGAACCCATTGCCTGGTGGCTGGTTCCGGCGGCGATTCTGCTGGCTGGGTTGGTGCAGATGTTGAGCTGAAGGAGGCGGAAGTGGCGAAGCTGACAGTCACGGTCGGTAAGACGACCTACACGGAGCGGGCCCGGTGGCAGCGCGAATTTGCGGGCCAGACGATGCTGGTCGTGCTGCGCGAGGATGGGGCGGTGCTCTCGCGGATCAAAGGTGATCCGCAGAGCAAGTGGCATCGGATACAGCAACTGGGCCGCACGGAGCAGAGCTTACGCGGCTTCATGCGGAAGCTGGATAACGATCCGGCGTACACAAGAATCCATTAGGAGAATTCGCATGGCGGTTGAGTGGGCGGCACGGCAGTTATTGAAGGTGGGGCGACTTGCTGGCGGCGACGAGGGCTTTGTGCTGCTTTCGCAGACGCATCTGCCCACGGAGCAGTATCCGCGCGGCCGCTGGGGCTGCGTGATCTACAGGCGCTGCGCCCTGGCCGTGTGCGGCATTACCCAGGAGCAGATGGCGGAGAATTTCGATACGCCCGAGCATTATCACATCAAGCACATGTTCAAGGAAGTGGAGAGCGACGAGCATGCGCGCTGGATCGGCGAAGAGGGCGGGGCGCTAATCACGCCCGATCAGGTGGCGGCGCAGTTGGACTGGCGCAGTGGAGGAAGTGGCGCATGAAGTACTCGTCAATTGATGGTTGGCACGTAGTAGGGCATTGCCCCAGATGCGGTGCGCCTATATGGGGCAAGAGCGCCTACGACGGCACGGGCGAAAACATGTATCCGTGCCCGAAGATTGAACGTAGCTGTACGTGTTTTCCAGACAGCACGAAGACGGGCGGCAGGCGGCCGGAGGAGCTACAGGAAGGAGAGCCCGGTTGATTCAGCGAAAGGGAGTCAGGGCAGCACTGCTCGAGGACGAGAGGAAATCTCTCCGGCGCTGCCTTCGCTGCGATCGGTGCTGGTTCACGGATCGGTGCCATCGCATCTGCCCCGAGTGCTCCAAGATAAACGAACGCCTGGCGGCCAGGGCGATGTGCGTGCGATACGGCGTGGCGATCCCGGAAGGCGCAAACATCGAGCAGAGAGGAGATGGAGATGGATTGCACGAATTCGAATCTGCCGCCAGGGTTTGCCCCCCAGGCGGCGGGGCTTGACGAGCCTGACGACGAGGAAGTACTCGAGTGGGCGCTGCGGCACTACCCGGAAGCCATGCGGCAGGCCGCACGCAGGATCGCCGACGCGCATCCCGTCGAGTTCAACGATGCGTTTAGGCGCAGGGGGGGGCGAGGATGAGCCGCCAGACAGCAGGCGGACTGGAGCTTCACTGGTCGGAGATAAGAATGCTCCAGGACTGCGGCGAGCAATACCGGCGCCGTTACGTCAAGGGCGAGAAGATTCCTCCGGGAATCGCCATCCTGATCGGGATTGGCACTCACGCGGCCATCGCCGCCGACTTGAACAGGAAAATCGCCACGGGCGAGCTGGCGCCGCAGGACGAGATCAAGACCGTCGCCCGCGACGTCATAGCGGAGTACTTCGCCGATGGCAATTTCTCGCTATCGCGGGACGAGCGGGCCCTGAAGGCGAAGCGGGCGTGGCGGGATGAGACCATTGATATGGCCGTCGTCCTGAGCGCGCTCCATCACCAGCGGCTGGCGCCGAAGATACGCCCGATCAAGAACGGCATCGAGCGGTCGTGGCTGGTGGATGTGCCGGGGGAGGGCTTCAAACTGGGCGGCACGCTCGATATCCAGGAGCGGACCTGCGTGCGCGACACCAAGACCGCTGGCAAAACACCTTCCCGCGACGCCGCGGATAGGAGCGATCAGCTGAGCATGTACGCCCTGGCGGTGAAGGTGCTCGATGGCAAGGCCCCGAAGAGCGTGCGGTTGGACGCCCTGGTGAAACTCAAGACGCCGAAGGCGGTGAGCCTCGAGAGCGCGCGCACCGACGCTGATTTTCGTGTCCTGCTGGCGCGTGTGACGGCAGCCGTCAGCGCGATCCGCGCGGGCATCTTCGTGCCGGCGAATCGAGATTACTGGAAATGCGACGAACGGTATTGTGGCTACGCAGCGACATGCCCCTATTTCCGGGGCAGGATTCAGGTGAGGACAGGAGGAGGTGAGGCATGAGCAAGAGGAAGGCAGAGCAGCAGGCGGGATCAGATGCACACCTGCCAGGACAACAGGCGGGGATGGGCATGGCCGTCCACGCGGCGACGGCATCCGCCCCGGCGATCGCAGGAGCGGCTGCGGCCGCACGAGCCGAGATCGAGGCGGCCTACGCGATAGCTCTACATCGGCCGCGGAACGTGATGGACGCCAGGCAGCGCATCTTGGGGACGTGTTCGCGGCCGCGCTTTGCGGCGAATGTGTCGGCGGTCTACAGAAAGCCAGTGGGCGGCGGCCAAGAGATCGAGGGCCCGGGGATACGGCTTGCGGAGGAGTTCGCCCGCAGCATGGGGAATATCCGGGCGATGTCAGAGGTACGCCGCGATGACGACGAGGTGCGGGAGGTGGTGGTGTGGGTGACGGATCTCGAAACGAACACCACGTTTTCCGAGCCCGTTTCTCTCCAGCGAACCCTCGAGCGGAGAACTACACGCGAGGGCCAGGTAGTCATAGGCCAGCGGGAAACATCGCGGGGCAACACGGTTTATATCGTCAGGGCTACGGACGACGAGATGGCGATCAAAACGAAGGCGGGCGTGAGTAAGGCGCTGCGGAATTGTATCTTGCGGCTGATGCCTCAAGACATCGTCGAGGAGGCCGTCGAGACCATCAAGAGAATCAGGCGGGCAGAGATCGCCGAAGACCCGCTGGCGGCCAGCAAGAAACTTGCAGACGCATTCGGGCGGCTGGGCGTGAAGCCAAGCGACCTCGAGGTGTATCTCGGTCGACCGCTGCAGAATGCCAGCACGGGCCAGCTCGACGAGCTGCGATCCGTATACGCAGCCATCCGGGATGAGGAGACCACGTGGGCGGCGGTGATCGATAACAAGACGGGCGGGAGGACGCGCGAGAAGGGCACGCTCAGGCCGGACGATCTGGCACCGCCCGATGGTTCGGGACCGCCGAAACGCACGCGGGAGCCCGCGAATAACTGGAAGGGCATCCCCGAGCAGATCGCGGCGTACGGCAACGCTGCAGGTTGGAGCCCGGTGGACGTACGGACGATCATCCAGGCGGCTGTGGGCGACAAGAGGCCCTCCAGGTTGTCGAAGGCGGACATCGCCACGGTCATGGCTGCCATGAAGCAGCGGAATGGCGCTAGGGCGCACGAAGGCAATGGGGCGCCCAATGGGGCAGGGACCTCCCCAAAGGCCCACGTGGGCGATCTTGGGGCCTCCCAGCCGCCTGGAAACGGGCCCACGGCAACAAAGCCCGGACCGGCGACGCCCGCGAAGCCGCCCGAGGAGCCTGAGATTGAAATGCCATCTGACGTCAGGAAGGCTAAAGAGGCGATGTGGGTGCCCGGCAGCAATATCGTTGCGTACTGCAAGGAGCACTTCGACAAGGAGCCTTCAAAACTGACGAAACCTGAGCGGGTGGAAGTGATTACCTGGATCATGCACAGCAGATAACGTTGCCGGTTGGGGGGCAGAAGGGGCTGGCTCTGGCTGCGACCAGGGGAGGGCCAGCCCCGCACAGACAGGAGATACGCGAGTGGCGTCCGCAGACGAGACCTATTGCAGAGTTGACGTCAATTTCATTCTCACCGATCCGCGCTGGTTGAACCTATCACATGAAGCGAAGGCGCTCTACATGACTGTCTGGGCCACGGCCGTATTCCTGCGACGCGAAAGGCTTCCGAAGATGTACGGCCTCGGGCACTTCGCGCGCTTGCTCGGATTATCTCGGCATAAGGCGGGCACAAGCTTGGCAGAACTGTTACCGAAGAAGGGCGGATCAGGGCTACTGTATCGCGACCGCGCAGGTTGCATAACTGTATGTGGGGTAAGGAGTAAGCACAAAAGGTTGCCGTGGAACGACGAGACCCCTATGGGGAGGATAGCCGGAGGCTATCCGGCTACGCGCGCGAAGGGAAGAGGGAGAGGGAGAGTAAGAGTAAGAGAAGAAGGGAAAGAGGGAACTAATAACACCAGACCGCGCGCACGCGAGGACAGCGCTTCCCTTCCGAGAGAGATCGATCATGAAAGTTCCCCGTCCCCAACAGCGGAGGAGAAGCGATATCTGAAGAGATGCAACGTGCTCCGTTCTGCGTTGCGGTCATCGCTCGCCAACCGCTACAAGAACATGAAGCATCTTGGCAAGGAGACTGCGGCCCTCAAAATCGTGATCGCCTTAGTCGAGCGGCTCCTTGGAAAGCGCGGGATCGATCACATGACCTGTGATATGGCCGTGAGTGCATGCCTAGTGGAAGTACCTCGCGCCTGGCGGGGCTTCAACAAGATGCTCGAGGCCAAGGGCGCGAAGCAGAAGGCCCCGCCCTTCTATGCCACCAATTTTGCGCGGAAGGCATTCCTGGCATTCCTGGAGGAGCGTCTGGAAAGCCTATCGATACCGGAGCGCTTTAGATGAGAGGAAGATAAAGCATGGCAACCAGCGCCGACCTATTCGAACTTATGAGGACGAACGGCCAGCGGATAGACAAGGCGGATCAGGGATATTGGCAGAGGTTCATCGAAGAGTTCGCGGCTGACCGGGTGATCAGAGCGTACAAAGAATTCATCGGGCGCGAGGACTATAGCGGACGGGAAGTGCAGCAGCACGAGCTGCGACCGCTCCTTACGCGATACAAGAGGGACGAGGAGGGAAAAGCCAAGGATATTCAGCACCAAAGCAAGGAGCACCCGATCTACCCGTGGTTGATCGACGTCCGCGGTATCGGGCCGGTGCTGGCGGGGGGCTTGCTTGCCTTGATTGGCGACATCGGGCGGTTCGATACCGTATCGAAGCTGTGGGCCTACGCCGGGATGCATGTGATCGACGGAAAAGCGCCGAAGCTCGAGCGGGGGAAAAGGGCGAATTGGAACAGTACGCTGCGGACCCTCTGCTGGAAGCTCGGCGAATCGTTCGTCAAGGCCGGCGGTCAATATCGGGAGCTGTACGACGCCTACAAGAAGCGCGACCGCGCGAAGCATCCGGAGAAGCTAAACAGCGGCCGCAAGAGCCGCAAGGGCAAAGCGATCTGGATGTATACGGACGGGCACATTCACGCCAGGGCGAAGCGGTACGCGGTCAAGATTTTGCTGTCGCATCTGTGGGAGTACTGGCGGCTGTTCGAAGGGCTGGCGGTCCGCGAGCCTTACGCCATCGAGGTGCTGGGCCATACTGGCAAGATCGAGCCGGAGGCGCATTGATGGTTGAAGCACATGGCTGGCTGCCGGTCGGTGTCGTGATGGACCCCCGCGCGAAGCCGGGAGGTCTGTGGCCGTATAGCACTGTGCCGGAGCCGTGGCATGCGGATGAGGACAGCAAGGACCGCGAGGGCAGGTACTTGGTGCATAGGTGGATCGTGAGCGCCGGATACCATCGGCCGAGCAGCAACCACTACCTCCTGCGCATTGCGAAAATGTGCCTGCCTTACTGGCCTTGGCATGAGGGTTTCTGGGTGCTCATGGCCGAGAACGGCAGAATCATTGGACGCTGGACTTGTCAGTGGTTGGGCGCGGCTCCACTGCCGCAAATGGCCAAGCCGCCCACCGAGTGGGCACAAAAGCGGATCGCGGAGGAAATCTGATGGCGGATGCGTTCATTGGTATCGACCCGGGGAAGGACGGTGCCCTGGTGGTCCTTCCGGACGAGGACGATAGCGAGGTGAAAGGATTTATCACGCCGATGGGGCCCGCACCTGGAGGTGGCGGCCGGGAGTACTTGACCAGTGCGATGGCGGGGATCGTGGCTGAGATCTGCAAGGAGTACGACGTGCAGCTGGTGGCAATTGAGCGCGGGCTGGCGAGACGTCGCGGAGTTGCCGCCGGAGCTACGAGCATTTACGAGACGGGCTACGGCGTGGCGCTGTGGGTGGGCATGGCGGCGATGAGTTTCCTGAGGTATGTCGAGGTGCCGCCGGCCGAATGGCATAGCCAGATGACCAGAGCGTGGCCAGGCGGGACGAAGGAGCGGGCTATTGCCTGCGTGACACAATTACTGCCGCAGCTGGAGTTGGCACCTGGCGATCGGCGGGTGCCGCATACGGGGCTTGCGGATGCCGGGTGCCTCGCCATGTTGGCCCAGAAAAGTTGGAACCGGCACATGAAGTTACGAGAAAGGAGGTGATGCACATGATGTGCCCACTGCAGACGGCAGGGATGTGCGCGAACCCGCAGCAGGAGGAGCCGATTGGCTGCGACAAGGAAAACTGCGCATGGTGGGACCAGGGGTGGGAGAAGTGCGCGGTTCTGATTTTGGCCGAAGGCGTTAGGCGAATTGAGGAGCTGGCGCAGAAGCAGGTACGTTGAAAGGAGGACGAGATGGACAAGGCGTGCGCGAAGATATTCGTTCATGAGGACCCGACAGGGAGCAGCATCCATAGCTGCTTCATCAAGAAGTGCAAGAGGCGGCCGACGGTATTTCTGAGGACTGTTCGAGAGGAGTCAAAGGAGGAGTGGATTCCGACGTGCCGGGTTCACACAAGCCAAGTGGCCGGGCTGGTCGGTGGCGGCCTTGCTGGTGATGAAGAAAGGCGACGACCCCAATCAGCCGCGGCTGTTCGATGGCGCAGAAGAAGGCCAATGACCTGAAGGATTGAAAGCTGGCGTGTGCCAGCAGAAACGAAGCGGCGGTCTATGCCGCCAGAAAGGAGACGGTGGTGAAAATCATTCGGATGACGGCAGAGAACATCAAGAAGTTGGTGGTAGTGGAGATCGAACCCACGGGCAGGGTGATCAAAATCAGCGGCAAGAACAACGCGGGCAAGAGCAGCGTGCTCGACGCGATTTGGTGGGCGTTGGGCGGTGTACGCAACGTCCAAGACCAACCGATCCGCGAAGGCCAAAAGAAGGGCAGCGTGACGCTTGACCTTGGCGACCTGATCGTGACCAGGCGATTCAACGCCCGGGACGATGGCGGGTACACGACGAGCTTGACGGTTGAAAACGCCGCCGATGGCGCACGATACCAGAAAGCGCAGGCCATGCTGGACGGCCTGGTTGGGCGGCTGGCGTTTGATCCGCTGGATTTCATGCGCATGGATTGCCATGCCCAGCTGGCAACGCTGAAGGAGCTGGCGGGCATCGACACCACCAAGCTGGATGCGGAAGCCGAGCGCGTGTACGCCGAGCGCACCAACGTGAACCGCGACGCTGCTAGGCTGCGCCCTGTGGTGAAGGCTGATGAAGAGCAGCTGCCCGAGGGCCACGCAACGGTAGAGGAAACCGCCACCGCATTGATGGCCAAGGTAAGTGCTGCACACGATCACAACAATGCGCTCGAGCGGGCGCAGGCGGCACGCGATGAAGCCTACGCGCGCGTGGCCGATTTGGAGGAAGATTTGCGAACCGCCAAGCTCGCGGAGGTGGAGGCTTTGGATGCCTTGACCAAGCTGGGTGAGGCAGCCGACGTAGCCACCCTGGAGGAGCAGGTGCGCATGCTGCAGGAGCACAACACCCAGGCGCGCACGTACCAGCGACTGGCAGCCAATTGGGAGGAGCTTGCAAAGCTCGAGCGCCGCGCCAAATCGTGCAGCACCCGCCTGACAAACATCGAGGCGCGCAAGGCCGCGATGGTGCAGGAGAGCAACCTGCCGCTGCCGGGCCTGGCGCTGGGCGACGACTGCGTGATGTACGGCGACGTGCCGCTGGATCAAGCGGGCAGCGCGGAGCAGCTGCGCGTGAGCATGGCAATGGCCATGGCCCTGCATCCGAAGCTGCGCGTGATCCGGATAACCGACGGCAGCCTGCTGGATGCCGATAGCATGGCCGTGATTGAAGGCATGGCCGCAGGCGAAGATTGGCAGGTGTGGGTTGAGGTTGTGGACGAAAGCGGCAAGGTTGGCATCGTGATGGAAGACGGCCAGGTGGCCAAGGTGAACGAGTGAACGTAGCCATAGACGTGAAGGTACTACGCGAAGCAGAGGGTCCAGGCAGCCTGGGTTGCGTGCTGGGCTGGTGGGCCAAAGGGCACCATGATCCGTTTGTGTTCATTGCCGCGATTCAGAGATGCAGCCGGTGGGACTGGCGCGACGTCGCACGCAAGGCGCTGGGTATACACTGCACGATCCGCCTTGACGAGAGCAAGGTGGCACATGGGTACTTTCGTGCCACGCCTTATGGGGCAGGCGAGGAGGGCTGCTGGTTCTGGACGCCGTGTGGACGCGGCCGCGGCGCAGCGCCGGTGACGATCCTGGACTTGCAGGACTGCGTGGTCTACGAAGTGCGGCCCGAGAAGGAGGTGGCCACGTGACCAAGGCCAAGAGCCACATACTGATCAAGCCGGTGGGCACTATACCCCGCATGCACAACGTGTACGCGCGCAGCGACAGCACGTTGATTGGCACGTGCAGCTACTGCCCGCGATGGCGGGAGTACGTGTTTGAGCCTGCGCCAGACACGCAGTGGTCGGCGGGCTGCCTGGACGAGGTGCGCTGGTTTCTCAGGCGCAAGAACACGGAGGCGAAGAAATGAGCGAGAAATACAGCGACGGCGTGAAGGCGGTGCTGGGTCTGTTGAAACAGCTAAAGCACGATGGGGTTTTCTATATCATCAACGCAGATGGACCGTGGCGGATAGAAATTGCTGATGACGTTGATGACGGCCTGTCCGAGATCAAGGCGGCGCTGGCGCGACTTAAGGAACTGGAGGTTTTTATAGCGGGGGAAGCATGGCGCGAAGCTATGCGGCACGGAACTCCAGAACAGGTGGAGAAACTAACCGCGTTCCTCATAGACAAGGAGCAAGAGCCGTGACCGAGAACTACAGTGAAGGCGCGGAGGTGGCATTTGACGCCATGCAAAGCGAGCTGCGTTATTGGGAAGACGAATTCGAATTAGCACACGAGCGCGGAAGCCCTGACGCCAACATTTACACGAGGCACATTGAGCAGCTTACATCCGGCATCACCGAGATCAAGGCGGCGTTGGAGAAGGCGAAGAAATGGGACAACCTCAAGGCAATCGCCTTGGATAAACACCACAGGTGGGAGGATGAGTATTACACCGCCACCGAGTTATGGGACATTATGGACGAGATGGACAAGGAGGCCCCCGATGCCTGAACCCATGAGCGCGAAACGGCTGGAGGCGCTTCTCGCCGATTTCAAGCGAATCAAGCCAACATATTTTCTGGATAGTTTAGAACTCGTCGCCGAGGTAAGGCGGCTCAAGCCCTTCGAGGATGAAGTGAAGCGGCTGGAAAAGGCCAGGGCCGACTGTAGAAAAAGCCTGAAACGCAACCAAGCCAGGGACAAGGCGACAATTGTAAGACTCAAGAAACAAGCGGGGCTGAAGGAGGAAGCTGATGGCACTGTTCCACATTTACTATAGATACGGGCAATCATTTTGTAACAAGCTGTCCGGCCCGTGTGTTGGTGAGGCTATCGCTGACGGGGATTACCAACAGGAAGCTGGAGCCGAATTCGCGCTTGGTGTTTTCGACGATGGCGACGGTAGCCTATTTGCATTCCGGCAGGCCGTTCTAAGCGTTCCCCAATCTCATCTGACGGAAGATGCGGAAGCGATTCTTCTCCGCGAGACCGGTAAGATTCCGGTCCGGCGCATTCTTTGTGAGATTGAGCGGGGCTGAACGGGGGAGGCGGCCCCGCATAAACATACGTCGAGGGGGGGGGGTAGAAAGGAAAGGAGTGAGTGGCGCGCAAAAGGATGGTATCGGAAGCGCTGTATGATGACGCGGCGCTTCTGGCAGTAGGGCGAGATGCAAGAGACCTATTCATAGGATTGGTATTACACGCAGACGATGAAGGAAGGCTGTTCTACGAGCCTGACTATTGGGCTCAACGGCTGTTCCCGGGCGAGACAATCGAGGTCTCGAAGCTGGTATGGAAGCTGAGTCATCGGGGCCTGATCTACAAGTATCGCATGGGCCGCAACCGATATGCGGTCATCGTTCCGGGATGGTTCAACTGGCAGAAAATCAGACGCGCCACACCATCCCAAATCCCCCTACCAAACAGCTCGGAAATAGTCCGGGTGCTATCACGGTGCTATCACGGTGATGACACGGTGCTATCACGGTGCTCACACGGTGCTGTCACGCTGGGGGTATACCTGCGTACACTGTGCGGACACTATGCTATCACGATGCGTACACACACTCACGCGGTGATTAAGCGTAAGTTCCGTGACCGCTTCATCTTACTGTCACGAGTACTCGGAATGTGTTCCGGAAAGCCGTTGGCAAGTTGTTGGAAAGATGCGGGAATCGATCCGGAATCTGTCCGGCAAAGCTTTAAGGAAGGATCAGAAAGGAAAGAAGAAGTAGAGGAGATCGATAAATCGATCCGGGAGGCAAAGAAAAAAGCGAAGGACGGATTCATCGGTCCACTGATAGAGAAGGAGCTTCAGAAGCTGGCGGAGGTGGCGTGATGTGATGAAGCACGTTCTCGTCATCCTGCTTGGCCTCGGTGCTATGGCCCTGGTCTATGCCTTTGCCCGGCTCATGTACTGGCTGGACTACGGACACTTGAAGGAGGTGTGGTGAGATGAAGACCAAAGACCTTAAGACGGTTGACTCAATACGGTTTCCGATGCCGGTTCCACGTGACGTCGCCGTCTGCCCGGAATGCGGTGGGGAGCTCGAGGTCGAGTGCGATTGCTGGGATACAGACACGGGCAAGCCGCTCGAGGAGTGCATCTACCCAACTTGTTCAAATGAGATAATGGAACATCGCTGTTGGCAAGGAGAGTGGATGCCTGCTCGAATGCGGGTCATTCGATGGTTGCAAGCTACTTATCGTATTAGGGAGGATAGTGGTGTCGAAGATACGAGTTAAGAGCGTATACGAGAAGCGCGAGAAGGCAGACGGGCTGCGGGTGCTGGTCACGCGGCTATGGCCGCGAGGCGTCAAGAAAACGGACGTGGACGTGTGGCTGCCGGCGCTTGGGCCGAGTCGGAAGTTGCTGGCTGACTACAAGGCTGGGCGCACCAGTTTCGGATAAGTAATGCGGCTGCGTAGGCCGCAGCGGGTGGCGGGTCAGTAGGGGCATAGACTTGCCGCCCGCAGCCTTCGGAAGGAAAGCACATGGGCAACGTATATGGCAGTCCAGGGACGGGAAGCTCGGCGGTTGATCTTGCGACGAAGCTGCGGGCGTGGACGGTGAAGGGCGAAGCTCCGCGATGGTTCCGGCTGGTGCTTTGCCTCGGAGGCTATAAGTTGCCGGCCGAAGCGATCATGAAGACGCTGGGTTACGAAACGCACGTGCAGCTCAAGAGCGACATCCAGAACGCGCGCATTGCCGGATTCGAGATCTACGAGCGGCTAGAGATGGACGGCAAACAGAAGCGGCGCACATATTGGCTAGGCAGCCAGTCGTTGATGGAGCTCGAGGCGCATCGGAAAATGATTCCTGATGACTTTATCTGAGAGAGCCAAACAACTGATGAGCGTGCTCAGCACAACGCCGATATCGCGCGAAGCGATCCTGGGCGATCTGAATTGGAGCAAGGAGGACTTGCGGCGGGCGATACTCGATGCGCGGCGGCAGGGATACAAGGTGATCCTTCGGCACATCAGCGACGGCATAGCGACCGAGTACTACTTTTACACGGACGAGGCCAGCATGAAGAAGGCCCTAGCGGAGGAGGAGACGGCGAATGAGCCGGACGAAGAGCAGGGAACGGCCTAGATACTTTTCCACCAGCGTTCCTGCGGGCACTACGTTGGAGCACATCCGGCAGATGCTCGTGAGGTATAAGGCTGACCGGCTGATGCTCTACCAGGACTTGCAGGAGGGCCACGTGGGCGTGGAGTTCGTGTGGCAGGGCGCCGCGATTCGGTTGAGTGTTTCGGCTGACAGGATCCTGGAGCGACTGGAGGGCTGCTCGGGGATTTCCAAACAGCAGCGGTCGCGGGACCACGCGATGAAGGTGGGCTTGCGGCTGATACTTCACTACCTCGAGAACGCATTTGAAATGTTGGACTGGGAGATAATGAGCCCGGCGGAGGTGTTCATGCCCTACTTGATCCTCCCAGGTACGCAGAGGACGCTGAAGGACGTATTCATCGACAAAGGGGGCATGATCAAGCTGGAGGCGCTCCAGGCGCTGCCGAAGCCGAAGGAGAAGTGATGAACAGAACCGGTATCGAATACCTGGACTACACGTGGAACCCGACGCATGGGTGCAGCCCTGTGAGCGCCGGTTGCGAAAATTGCTGGGCATGCACGATGGCGACGCGGCTTGCGGGCTGTGGCGCACGGGGATACGACAAGGCAAAGCCATTCGCAGTGACCTTCCACCCTGGTCGGCTTGACGAGCCGCTGCAGGTTAAGAAGCCCGCGCTCATCGGCGTCAGTTTTATGGGCGACCTGTTCCACAAGGCAGTTACGGACGCGCAGATCAGGCAGGTGCTCGACGTCATGGAGCTGGCGCGGCAGCACACGTTTGTTCTACTGACGAAACGGCCTGAGCGGATGATGTGGTTCAGCGGCAACTCTGGGCTGCCGCCGAATGTATGGCCGGGCACCAGCGTGGAGAACCAGGCGGCTGCCGACGACCGGCTGTGGTGGCTGCTGCAGATCAAGGCGGCGGTGCGGATTGTGAGCTGCGAACCGTTGCTCGAGGAAGTTACCCTGGCGAAGCATCTTGCTGGCAAGCCGGGGCTGCAGTGGGTGATCGCTGGCTGCGAGAGCGGGCCTGGGCGCAAGCCGTGCCAGTGGGCGTGGGCCGAGCGGCTGCGCGTGGAATGCGTGGCGGCAGGCGTGCCTTTCTACTTGAAGCAGATGGCGGAGAACGAGGACGGTTCGGGCAAGGTGATCCACGCACCTATCCTGGACGGCAGGCGGTGGTTGCAGCACCCGGAGGAGGCAGCATGAGCAAGAAAAAACCCCGGCTGACGACTCCCGAGTTGATGGAAAAGCTGGCGTATAAATACGGCGGGGAAGCGTGGGCATTCTTCGAGCAGGTACGCAGCGGGACGGGGTATCTTCATCAAGTGCGGACGGCAGATGCAATAGCGATGGGGCTCTGGCCCTCTCGCGGTCTGGAGCTTCTGGGCTTCGAGGTCAAAGTGTATCGTGCTGACTGGCTGAAGGAATTGAAAACGCCGCGCAAGGCGGACGAGCTTGTCGGCTTCTGTGACCGGTGGTGGATCGTGGCGTTGAAGGATGTGGCGAAGGTCGAGGAGATTCCGACGACCTGGGGGCTGATGGTTCCGCATGGGCTTGGACTGCGGGTGGTGAAGCCAGCACCAGAGCTCAAGCCAGAACCCGTCGACCGTCTATTCCTGGCATCGCTTCTGCGGAAGGCGAAAGTCTACGTAGCGCCGGCGAAGCGCACCGAGGCGAAGATCAAGGCGGCATGGGAGGAGGGCCGGGCGAAGGGCGCGGAGCACGCCAACTGGCACTGGAAGAATATCGAGCAGCCAGGACTCGAGCGGCTGGCGGAAGGTGCAAAGAGATTCCAGGAACAGACCGGGATCGAGCTGTCAACGTACAGTGCGGAGAGCATCGCCACGGCGGTCAATCTTCTGCGCAGAGAGCAGTCATTAAGAAACAAGATTGAGGACACGGCCCGGCAGGTCGAAGGCTTGGAAGCGGCGCTTGTATCGGGCCGTGAACTATTGGCCGCATTAACGAAAATGCAAAGGAAACGGAAGCGGGGAGGGGGGAGCCGATCGCCGTCTACGTAGACGAGCTGAGGAACATCGAACCCTCGCTCTCGTCGCGCTCGAAATCGCGGCTGTGTTGGCCGCTTTCGCGGGAGTAGTGTGGCTGTGGAAGGAGGTGCTGAAGTGAAGCCCGGAACAATTGTGCGCCTAACTGATGGGCGAGTTGGCACAGTGGTATATCACGGTCTTGATGGATATGGAATTGTGTGGGGGCGGCGGCAACTTGCGGGGCAGGACATAGAATGTCTGTTAAGCGGTGGGGTTTTCAGGACAACCGATGATGGCGCATTGGAGGACGCCCGCCATCGCGGCTTAATGCCAGAGGCCATGCTTCGGGACACATATCCATCTGCCGATTTGGAGTGTGTTGGTGAAGCATACGAGATCAAGGAGGCCCCCGATGCCTGAACCCATGAGCGACATGAGCGAGCACGAGCTTAGTGCTGAGGAAATAGCGGAGGATCAGCTGGCCTATGGGACAATGTTCCCGGAGATGCGCGTGCGTGAGGCCGTGGTAACGAAGCGCGTTAGAGTACGCTGTCCTGGTTGCGGGTCTATCGAGTCCGCGGAGGTAATTTGGTACGGAGGAGACCCCTGGCCGACGTATGGGGCCACGTGCCGGCGGTGCGGTTACGAAATCATCGAGAGCGAATGGGAGGAGGTAGCTAAGTGACGAAGTACGAAGAGGCAATCGAGGAGGTGAGGCGGCTGCTGCCAGGCGACCAGGTACTCTGGGCCCAGGATGGGGGCATGCGGGCGGCGCGGATTTTGCATCTGATCCCACTCGGAAAATCGCCGGGACTTACGGTCATCGTGGGCGACAGCATGCGCGAGCTGGTGAGCGACGAAGAGTGGCGCGGGCATATCGAGAAATTTGTGAAGGCGGGACCGGGGTCGATCCCGGCCGCAATCATCTTTGGCGTAACGGTCGGGCTGATAGCGAGCGACCCGAAAGCGAGCGGCTTCGAGGATGGGCCCGAGGAGGAGCAAGCCGATGGCCAAGAAACGTGATGGCGAGCTACGCACGATGCGCAAGAGCGTCGCTAGGCTGCGGGCGGCGCCGTACAACCCGCGTGACATATCGCCCAAGGCGCTGGAAGGCCTGCGCACGAGCATTCGGGAGTTCGGCCTGGTCGAAGCCTATCATCTGGAACAAGCGCACGCGCAGGGTGGTCGCGGGGCACCAGCGTGTAGAGGCGTTGAAGCAGGAAGGCGTCAAGAGCACCGACGTCATCGTGGTGGACCTCCCGGAGGAACGCGAGAAGGTTCTGAACGTGGCGCTGAACAACCCGCACATCATGGGGCACTGGACGGGCGGCCTGGCGGGAGTACTGGATGATATTGAGGGGACGCTGCCGGACCTGATGGATGGCCTGCTGCTCGGGGATCTCCGGGACGACCTGCCGCCCTTGGACGAAGAGCTATGGGATGGCCTGACAGATCCGGACAACATTCCCGAGCCGCCCGACAAGGCGATCACGCAGGCGGGCGACATGTGGAAGCTCGGAGATCATCGGCTGTTATGCGGTGACGCCGGCGAGGCGGCGGACGTCGACCGGCTCGTGGCGGGGATGCCGGTGCATCTGGTCAATACGGACCCGCCATATAACGTGCACGTCGAGCCACGGAGCAATACGGCAATTGCGGCTGGCGTAACCTCTGTATCTCGACGGGCGGACCTCCAGTGCGAACGGTCGACCACGGCCCGGGGCAAGCGGGACAGGGCGATGATTCACAAGCGGATGCATCACCAGAACTTCGACGTGGCGAGGGGTGCGGCGCATCCGAAGCGGGCGCGGGTGAAAATGCGGGCGAAGGACCGTGCTATGGAAGGGGACTTCATGCCTGACAAAGATTTCGTGCGGGTACTCAGGTTGTGGTTTGGGAACCTGGCGCGAGTGCTCGATGCAGGCCGGGCATTTTACATCTGGGGCGGCTATGCAAACTGCGCGAACTACCCGGCGGCGCTTGAGGGTGCCGGCCTCTACTTTTCGCAGGCGATTATCTGGGTGAAGGAGCACCCGGTTCTGACGCGCAAAGATTTCATGGGAAACCACGAGTGGTGCTTCTACGGCTGGAAGAAAGGCGCGGCGCACTACTTCAATCCGGAGATCACGAACGCCACCGACGTATGGGCCGTCAAGAAGATCAGTCCGCAATCTATGATCCATCTGACGGAGAAGCCGGTCGAGCTCGCCGTCCGCGCCATGACTTACTCGTCCCGGCCGAAGGAGAACGTGCTCGATCTCTTCGGCGGGTCCGGAAGTACGCTGATCGCGGCGGAGAGAATCTCGGACGTCGCGCTTTCCTCATGGAGATCGACGACCTGTATTGTGATGTGATCGTGAAACGTTGGGAGGAATTCACGGGCAAGAAGGCGGAACGCATCAGAACGGCCAGGAAACGGGCTAAGAAGGCCACGAAGTAGGCCCACGTGGCCCCAGGATCGCCCGTGTGGCGATAAGTCCCTGCCAGGCGCATGATTCCATCACAAACAAACGGAAGCGGGCCCGTGGGCGTCCGGGCGTATAATGGGCGGCAGGAACGGAGGAAGGTAGTGAAGACGTTGCACATGGAGTGCGAGGCGGCAGATATAGCGGGTCTCATCAAGCAGTTGGCGATGGTAGTGAACAGAAAAGGAGGAGTCGAGAGATGGGAACAGGAAGGACGTTGGAAATCAGCTGCAAGAACGCGGCGGATGCGAAGCGGTTCGCAGAGCAGCTGCGGGCGTGTGGCGGTGGCGGTGTGGCCGAGGGCGTCAAGGTGACGGTGGACCCTAAGACTACGGTGGATGCCCTTTCAAATGCGGTATTCGAAATCGGCCTGAAGTTGAGCGAGAAGGCCGTGCGGTTCGGCGCAATGTGGGCTGGCGACTCAGGCCCCGAGGTATAACCAACTGCCACACCGTCTCCGAATGGGCTGGGCGTATGGAGATTCGCCACCTCCGGACAGAATGCGCCCAGCCCGTGGCAGCCTAATATACCCATCGAGAGGAACGGGCGGAGGGCCAGGTTGGCCGAAAGCAGAGTTCTGCGGCCCGGTCTCGCGTGGTGATGGGTAAAAGAACAGAGGTGGGAAGTGGCGAAGAAGAAGAAAGCAGAACGGTTGACACACTTGACGCCCAACGCGCGCGCGAAGGCCGCGAAAAGTCGCGCGAAGCGAAAGGCCAACGCGAAGGCTCGGAAGCAACGGCAGGAGGCGAAGGTGCGGGAGCACATATCGCTGGCCGTGGAGATGCGCATCCAGGGGAAGGGCTGGGATGATATCGCGCCCGTTCTTGGCAGGAAGGATGCGGCGAGCGCGCGGCAGATCGTGGTTGAGCACCCAAAGCTATGGCATGCCGAGGAACGGAGGCAAGTGGCTGAATATACAGGCCAGCTGCAACAGGAGTCCTTGTTCGTTTTGCGTGCGGGGCTTCGGGGCGAGGCCTCCGGAGAGAAGAGAAAGTCGGCCGAGGCGCTGCTGAAGAACGCGCGCGAATGCGACCGGATACAGCTGGCGGCGCAAGCCAAGAAGCTGGACGTGAAGCTGCGCTTAGAGAAGGGCATGGTAGGGCAGTTGGCGGACCGCGCCGTCCAGCGGCTCGTCGCGATACTGCGCGAGGAGATTCGGGATGAGCGGACAATTGATCGCATTGCCGCCAGGCTCGGAGACGTCGTTTCTGATCTCAATGAAAAACAGCCTGGCCCAGACTTCGCGCCTCCGCTGTTCCGCCTGGGCTGAGAAGTACCGAGTCATGGGGCGACCTTTCCCCGGGCCCTGGACCCTCGAGCACCATCCGTGGCTGCGGCAGCTGCTCGACGACGACTCCCCAAGCATCGTCGTGCGGAAGGGCAGCCAGCTTGGTCTTACCGAGTACGCCTTGAATCGCTGCCTGTGGGGTATCGACGTGCAGAAGTGGGACGCGCTATACGTCCTGCCTACCGCAAATCCCGACGCCGGCGACTTCACCGCTGCCCGCTTTGATCCCGCCATTGAGCTCTCCGACCACATCGAGAAGCTGTTCACGGACGTATCGAATGTCGGCCATAAACGCGCGGGCGCTTCCAACTTGTACGTGCGGGGCAGCAATAGCCGGAGCGGCCTCAAATCCGTGCCGGTCGCGCGCCTGGTGCTGGATGAGCTCGACGAAATGGTACAGGCGAACGTGGAGCTGGCGGTCGAGCGCCTCAGCGGCCAGCCGCAAAAGCAGCTGATCCGGCTGAGCACTCCCATAGTGGAAGGCTACGGGGTCGCGGTGGCTTACGAAGAGAGCACGCAGCAGGTGTGGGTATTCAAGTGCCCGCACTGCGGCAAGCGCATCGAGCTTACGTGGCCGGAGGCGTTTCGATACGAGGAGTCAGAGGCCGACGACTTCAGCGGGAACGCGGTGATATGCCCGGAGTGCAAGGGGGACCTCCCCACCGAAACGAAAATGCAGGCACAGCGGGAAACGGGGGAGTGGATCGCACAACGGCCGCAGGCGAGTGTGGCTGGGTATTGGATCAACCAGCTCTACTCGAGCACCGTCTCGGCGGCTGAAATCGCTGCGGCGTGGAAGGCCGCGCAGACGCGTGCAACGGCAGAGCAAGAGTTTTTCAATCACAAGCTAGGCGTAGCCCACTCCCCCAAAGGCGCGCGGATAGACGACGCGATGATCAGCAGTTGCATCCAGCCCGGCCGAAGGATGCTGACCACGAGCGAGGGCACGACCATGGGCGTGGACGTCGGCAAGCTGCTGCACTACGAGATAGACGAATGGCGGGAAGGGCGGAAGTGGCTTGTGGCTGCGGGGACATGCGCGGAGTTCAAGGAGATCGCGCGGCTCATCGGGCAATATCGGGTGTGGTGCTGCGTGGTGGATGCCTTGCCGGAGGAAAGGAGCGCCCGGAAACTGCAGCAGCAGCTCCCCGGGCTAGTTTACCTGGCCTACTACCGGGACCTTAAAGTGCCGCTTCGATTCAATGAGCCGCAGCAGACGGTGGACGTGAACCGCACCGAGGCAATGGACGCGGCCCTGGGGCGAATACGGACGAGCACGCACGTGCTGCCGTTGGACTTGCCCGAGGAATGGCGAGCGCAGGTTAAGGCGCCAGTGCGGGTGCTGAAGGAAGACCCGAGGACGGGCAACCCGAAGGCGCGATACATGGAGGGCAGCCTGGCCGACCACTACGCGCATGCGGCGGTCTACAGCGAGGTAGCCTATGCGCTTCGCCCGAATCCGCCTATGTGGCAGACAGGCGAGAGCATGCCGTTTGGCGACAATTTCCTTGAGGCGTTTGGAGAATAGCGATGCAAGCAGACACGTACAAGTGGGGCATGCAGGCTAGGCCGCATGCGGAGCTGCGTTTCAAGGTGCGGGCGCAAATGCCTGCCGCTAGGTTGATGCACGGCGGCAGCGAAGAGGATCGCAAGGCGGTGGAGGACGTTGCGAACGCCCTGCTGCACGCTATGGAGCATCGTCGGGCAAGGGTGCTGGCCATGGGCGCGCACGCTATCAAGCTGGGCCTGGTGCCGAAGATCGTGCAGCTGCTGGATGCGGGCGTGTTCACGGGGCTCCTCATCACCGGCTCGGTGCTCATACACGATTACGAGCTGCACGTGTATGGGGCAACAAGCCAAGATGTCGGCGCGGGCTTGGAAGACGGCAACTATGGGGCCTGTAAGGAAACGGTGGACTTCATGGAGCACGTGGCATATCAGGGGCGCGGGCGCGGGTTAGGCTACGCGGCGGCAGAGCACATGGCGGCAATGCCGGAACATTCCTACGGGCGCAGCCTGCTGGCGGCGTGCCACCACAACGAGGTCCCGGTGGCGGTCGCCGTTGCCCTGGGCACTGACACGTGCCATTGGCACGATGGGTTTGACGGCGCCGCGGTGGGGCAGGCGTCCGCAATCAGCCTGCGCAACGTGCCAGCCTGGGTAAAGCATCTGCACGACGGCGGCGTATGGATCAACGCGGGCAGCGCGGTGGTGCTGCCCGAGGTATTCTTGAAGGCGGTCATGGTAGTGCGGAACCGCACCAAAGGCGAGGAGCCGCGGCGCTTCACTGCCGTGGTAGTTGATCGGCAGGAGCTATATAGGCCAATATGCAACGTGCTTGAGCGCCCAGGGGGCAGGCCCTATTTCCTGAAGATGCCGCTGGAGGTGTTCTGGCCCGCATTGGCGGCAAACATGTGCAGCAACGAAGGAGGTGGACGGTGTTGAATGGATGGCGGCTGAGACGCCGCATAGAAACGAAGCGCCTCGAGTTGGAGATGCAGCAGCTCGAAGGCGCGGAAGCCCTTATGGCCAGCGCGATCCAGGAGACGCGGGCGAACAACTGGGCGGACGAGGACAAGGACTGGCGGGAGTGGGAGCCGATTGACCAGGAGGGGGTGTCGGCCTATCGTGGGCTGACGCTCGAGCGGCTCACGGTCATGCGGAACAAGGCGCGCACGCTGGCACGGGATAACCCGCACGCGAAGGGCATCTTGCGGAACTTCGTGAAGTACGTGGTCGGCAAGGGGTTCTCCTACTCGGCCGAAACGGACGACCCGCAGGTGGCTGAGAAAGCTGCAGAGGAGTGGGAGAGATTCTGCAACGCAAACAACTGGGCGAGCATGGAGCGGGAGATCGTCAAGCGGAGCCTGCGGGACGGCGAAGTGTTTCTGCGTTTCTTCAGGCAGCCCGAGACGCTCCTTGTGCGCTTCGTCGATCCGGTCTTGGTAACGCCCAAGAGCGCGGATATGAAGCATCCGTTCGGCATCGAATACAAGCCCGACGACCTCGGCGGGCCGCCCATAGCGTATTACATCCGGCCGAACTACGAGACCATCACATCGGATCGGATAGACGCCAAAGAGATCGACCATATTAAAGTCGAGGTGGACAGCGACATTCCTCGAGGTATCAGCGTGCTCTGGAGCGTGCGGAGGCGGCTGCGGCAGTACGACACGTGGTTGGGGGATCGCCTGATACTGAATAAGCTTCGCACGGCCATCGTGCTGGTGCGCAAGCACAAGGGCGCGAGCCCATCGCAAATCGCGGCCTTTGCCACCGCCCAGCAGACGGAGAGCAAGACGGACGATCTGACGGGCGACAGCTACCGAAGCAAGACGATTCACCCCGGTAGTGTCGTGGACATCCCGGACACTATTGATCTCGAGTACATGGCTGCGAACATCAACGCGCGCGACGTCGCCGCTGACGGCAGGGCGGTTCTGCTTTCGGTTGCCGCTGGCATAGGGCAGCCGGAATACATGGTCACGGGTGATGCCAGCAATGCGAACTATGCAAGCACGATGGTGGCCGAAGGGCCTGGAGTGAAAGAGTTCGAATATTGGCAGGGCGTGTTCGGCGGGGAGTTCGCTGCCATCTGGCGACGGGTCATGGCGTGGGCAGGCCAGGCACACGCGGGGGCGGCCGCCGTTGCCGCCTGTGGCGTACAAGTCGTAGGTGCACGGGTGATTACGCGCAAACCGAAGGAAGAGGCCGAGACGGGCCAGATTCTGGCGGACAACGGCGTGATCAGCAAGCGCACGTGGGCGGCGCGGGAAGGGCTCGACTACGAGGAAGAGCAGCGCTACATCGAGGCGGAAGAGGGCACGGGCGCCGGGGGCCCTGTAAGTCGCGACGAAGGCGAGGCAGAGGATGAGGGCGCGAGCCTCGAGGGTGCCCGGCAACCCCAGGAGCTACCGGCGGCATGATGATCGTTGCCGAAAGGACTAACCTGCCCCGCGTGGTGCTGCGGAAGATGCAGAAGGCGCAGCTGCGCGCCGCCGATCTCTCGGTCGCCCAGGTCCTCCGCGATCTCAAGGCAACTCTGAATGCGGAGAGCCGCGTCGAGCGGCTGCTGGCATTGAGTCGGGAGCAGCGGGATATCCTATCCTGGACCTGGCCATACGCGGAGGATACCGAGCTTCCGCTGGCGCCGCCTGCCGCACGCGCTCTCGGCAACGATATCGCCGACGAAATCCAGAGACGCCGTGCGCCAATGATACGCGAGGCGCATGCGGTGGTGGGGCGCACCTTCATTGCCATCGCCGAGCGGGCTTACGTGGCCTACCAGTGGATCGTAGATTCGATGGATCAGGCCATGGTGGATGCTTTGGGTCGCGTGCGGGAACACCGTACCTTGGTGGAGCAGGAAGGCGAGGCTCTTCCCTTTCCCGACCACGCGAGGCTTACGGGGCTGTACGTGCCCGCGACGAACGAGCAGACCATGCGTTGGGTAAACGCGCGGGCCCCCTGGGACGGTAAGGCCTTATTGAATCGATTTGAGGACCTCGAGGGCGTCGACCGAGCGATGCTGCGCAGGCAGCTCGTGCAAGGGCTCCGCGAAGGCCAGGGCATGGCCAAGATAGCGAGGAACGTCCGCAAGGGCGTGGGCATGGTTCAGCATCGGGCAACGACCATCGCGCGCACCGAGATCATGCGAGCGAGCCACG